GATGCGCTTGAGCTCTTCCGGGCCGACCGCCGGGCGGTCTAGGAAGGCTGTCTCGATACCGTCGATGATGTTGTCGCCGATGGCCACGCCGAGGCTACTGCCGAGCCCCCCGCCGCCGCCTCCCCCCCCTCCGCCGCCGCCACCAGTCGCGCTCGGCAGTGTGATAGCCATGATTCTGTTGATAGCAGCCTGAATGTCTGTCGGCGTACCGAAGCCCTGGATTGAAGCGTTCACCGATGTCCACTGCTGCGCCATTTCATTCATGACAGCAGATGTCCTGAGCATTTCTATCGACATGCTTCGGAACGATTGCCCAGATGCTATCGCAACAGCAGCCATGAGCTCCAGCGCTGCGCTGGCCTGCGGCCCCTTGTTGGCGACTTCGTCCATAGCGAGCGATATAGCTGTCAAGCTCGCCTCCGCCCGTGACATGAAGACTGGAAAGTCACCCGCACTCGTATTGACGGCGATCATGCTGTCGGATGTGTCGGCCAGAGCCTCACTAAGACCCATAAAGGACAGGTCAGCCGCAGCCGCCCGCGCATTCGCCTTAAAGAGCGCAGTGTTCACATCATCTAATCGGTCACTGGCGGCGTCGAGCGCTACTTTTGCACCCACCATCAAGGCAATCGCTTTCGCCGCACCCGTCAGGTTCCCTGTAAACGCAAGGGCCACAGCGGCAGCCCCAGCACCAATGCGAGCCCACTGGGCCAGAGTCTCGATGTTCTTAAGGAGTGCTCGCTCAAGTTCTAGTATCGCAGGACTAAGATCCTCAACATTGGCACGCAGAAGCAAGATTGCCGCCCCTACGGCACCAATGGCGAATAGCACGCCTGTCGGACCAGGAAGCGCCCAGGCGAAGGCGAGCCCGATGGCAGCGATGGCGGCAATGATGGCTGACTGATTCCCGAGAACGTAATTGCCGAAATCCTTCACCGCGTCGCCGACGGTCTGAATGTCCTCGCCCGCTTGCCGCAGCACCGGCAACCATTCCTCGAAGATGTCCCGCACAGCTGGTGCAGCCGTTCCGCTGAGGAACTGCATCGCGTCCGTCAGCGCTGGGAGTATCCTACTGCCCAACTCGATCATGGCCACGTTCACCTGGGCCTTCAGAATGTCAAACTGCCGCGCAAAGGTGGCGTTCATCTTCTCGAAGGCATCCTGACTCATCCCCGCCGAGTTACGCGCAGTATCGAGGTTTGTACCGAAGGCTTGCAATCCTTCTCCCGCCAGCACTTGTATGGCTACGCCAGCTTCTAAGCTGCCAAACAAATCACTAACCGCTTTATTCTCCTCTTGTGCCTTCTGCTTCAGCAACTCCATGGCCTGCACAAGATCGCCTCCCGCAGCAGTGAAGTCGCGGAAGCCCTCACCAGCAATATCCGTAAACGCCTTATTGGCCTTTGTGCCTTCCTTGCCCAACTCAGCGACAGCCGTCCGCAGCGATGTGGCAGCAACACTGGTAGGCATACCACTGGCAGCTAATGTTGCTAGCGCTGATACAACCCCTTCAATACTTACGCCAGCCGCAGCCGCGACGGGTGCCACATTGAATATGGATGCCCCCAACTCATCGATCGTTGTCTTGCCCGCCACAACGCCAGCGAATAGGACATCGTTGATACGTGTTAGTTCAGTTTCGGCTAGTCCGAAAGCGTTCATGACCGTGGTGGTGAGGTCTACCGCAGTCGCTAGATCCGTTACGCCGCCGACCGCCAGCTTGACGTTCTCATTCAGGAAGGCGAGTGCGTTGTCCGGCGCAACGCCGGCCGAAATGGCCTGGTAGAGTGCCCGCGTCGCCTCGGTGGCATCTACGCCCATCTCCTTTGAGAGATCAAGGACGCCCGCGCGTAGCTCGTCTACCTGGGCCTTGGGTGCATCGAAGAGAGTCGTAACCTCCGCGAAGGCCGTCTCGAAGTCCGACGCCATCTTGACAGCCGCGATACCGATGCCCGCGATAGCAGCCGCGCCCGCCGCCGCCGCCAATGGCATCTGCTTCTTCAGCTTGCCGCTGATCTTGTCGAGCTTGGCGCTGGCCTGATCCTTGGCCGTGATCAGAATGTCAACGGTATTTCTGGCCATCTTCTTCTTCCGACTCCGTTGGCTTTCCCAGTTCGATCAGGGTCAGCATCCTCGTAACCGAGGGCATGTCCTGCTGGAGCACGACGCTAGGCGGACACGACCAGCGCCGACAGAGATTGTCTATAGAGCGGGCGTGGGCGAGTTCTCCGGGACAGCCGTCGGCGCTTCCATCGACGTGCTTCCATTCGGCGATTTCTCGTCTAAAGGGGCGTCCACCTCGGACAGCTTTCGCACCGCCGCCGTGTAGGTATTCATGACGAGTACAGCGAACCAGGTAGGCTCCTTGCGAAGCGCTGCGCCGGTGAGTGGCCGGGGCTCGCCCTTCTCGTCTTCTAGGTTCCACGAGGTGATGCAATTCTCAACGAAGAAGTCTATCGCCTGATTGCCCTTGTCCTCGCCCTCTGCGCGCTGCAACTTCTCGAAGTGCTCCTGGGCCTCGAAGGTGAGATCCATAGCAGCCTCGATGGCCAAGCCCTGGTACTCCTCGCCCTCGAAAGACAGCCGTGCTGTTTTGCGCGGTACTTGATATCCCATGTGCCCTCCTTACGGGGTAGACCAGACGGCCGCCGTACCACTGGCGAGCTGCCCGGTTACGGCCCAGGTGGCCTCACCGGAGGCCGCGCGGGTGAGCGGGTAATCGGGGAAGACGCAATCCCCCGTAACCTGCTGCCCGCTGATCAGAATGGTCACAGTCCGCTGTTGCGTCGCATCGTTCGCGGGGTCACCGACAGACTCGAATACCAAGTGGCTCTGAGTCGCCGCATCATTGAAGACGCCGTTGAGCCCCACGCTGTAATCCGCCAGCAAGAGCAGACGCTCCATCGCGCTCTTGTCCACTCCCGTCGTATCTTGCACGCCTCGGGGCGTGCCCCAGGTCAGATTCGTGATGTCGTTGGAGAGGTCCTGTAGCGTAGGCGTCGCATCGTCCACACTGACGGTCATCCCCATGCCGCTCTCTTTACTAGCCATGGTCTATCTCCTTTCCTATGCCCAGGCGGCGGCAGTGCCGTTCCCGAGCTGTCCGTTTGCGCTCCATGTGTGTTCGGCCGTCTGGGCTCGCACCATCACGAACTCTGAGAACCGCGCCTCAGCGGCAAGTACCTTCGCGCTGATGGTGATCGTGACGGTACGAATTACACTCGTGCTGCACAGGCTCTTGAACACGTCGAAGCTCATGTCATCGGCGTCGTTGAAGACGCCGTTCAGATCGCAACTGAAGTCCGCCAGCAACAACAGCCGTTCCATCGCCGACTTATCGAGCCCCGTGACATCCTGTACGCCGCGAGGTGTGCCCCAGGCGAGGTTGGTGATGTCGTTGGAGATCGTGCGGGCGTTGCCCCCATCATCATCGACCGCCACCGCCATCCCCATGCCGCTCTCTTTACTTGCCACGGACCACCTCCCTCATCCGCTCTGCCCGTTCCAACTCCGTGCCGAAGTCCTCCATCCAGTCCTCCCCGCGCTGGTGGATAAAGGGCGACTCGCCCGTCCGTTCGCGCTTGTAGACCGGAGGCCGGCCTGTCGGAAAGCTGTGCGGGCGGAAGCACTTCTGCCCCGGCGGAAAGATGAAGCTCACGAGGCTACCCTCAATCATCTCGGTGAACTCGCGCCCGCTCTCTTTGCGGATGTAGAGTGCCTGCTGGGTCTCCGTGCCCACGACCGTTTTCCAGCCGCCGAGGTAGTGAGTACAGTCCACCTCCTCACAAGTCGCCTCACGCCTGTGCGTCGCGTAGGGCATGATCGCCCTGAAGCGTTGCTGCTGTATCTCTGGCATCGGCTACCTCCTATGTCCGATCAATATCGTCTACGGCAAGGCCACGCCGGAAGGCGCAGGCTAGCGTGGCGGTCGTGAAGGCGCCGCCCGTGCTGATCCGCACCCACTTGTCTACGGGGCCGGTGACTTCCAAGCGCTGCGCTATCTGCGCCCAGGGCGTCGCGACGTCGTTGAACTCGATCAGCTTCACCCAGTCGCCATCATCGCCGGTTGTGCTATTCGCCGAATCGTAGATGTCGTACTCGACGGTGTTCCCGGTAGCGACAAAGTGCTGTAGGAAGCCGATGCCTCCATTGGCGGTCTGAGCGGCCGCGTCCTGAATACCCGTCTCATCGGTGG